AGTATTGTTTTTTTAAATAAAAGTTTAATCAGTAAGAAAGCAATTTTTGAATTATGAAAGAAAAAATAAGTGATTTTATTTGGAAATATTTTAGAAATCCCGTTAGAAACTTTTCTACCTCTGTTGGTAATCTAATTAAGTGGTTTCCTGTTATTTGGAAAGACAGGGATTGGGACGACCATTATATTTTTGAGGTATTCAAGTTCAAGTTAGAAAAACAAGCTAAGTACATTAAAGAAAAAGGATTTCACACTAATTCAGACCTTGATGCTAAACGAATGATGTTGTGTGTCAAATTGATGGAAAAAGTTCAGGAAGAGTTTTATACAATGGAATATATGGACTATGAGGACAAAGATTTTTTCTTTGTTCCGACAGGTGATGATATTGAAGATTTATTGGGTGGTTATTATATGGAGACACGTTTAAAAAAAGAAAACTTAAATGACTTTTTCAAAAAATATCCATTGGTTTATAAGAAAATCATTACCGATAAAAAGTATCATATTTTTAAAATAGATAACGAGGACTTAACTTCATACGAGGTTAAATCAAGAATCGCTTTGAATATCGGAAGATACAATCACGAAAGAGCAAGAAAATTACTTTTCAAAACCTTGAGTGAAAATATTGAACGTTGGTGGAATTAACCGTTAATTTCTTCTTCAGTTGTCTCAGTAACTTCTTCTACCTTAGGTTCTTCTGTATTATCTTTAGATTTTCTATAACCTAAAAGACCTGCTCCGATTCCAACAAGGACTACTGATTGTGTTATAACGTCAATATCGTTGTTTAAAAACATTTTATCAACACAACCAACAAGGAATGTCAAACCTCCGATAAAAACGATGTAAAGACCCGCCGTTCCACTTCCTGATGTCTTTCCTGAGCTATTGGAAGTCATCTCTGAGAATGAAAACTGTTTAATGTTTCCGATTTGTTTTTTAATGTATTCTTTCATAATTATCTACCCTGTCCGTTATAAGGCTTAGTGTAATTTTTACTTCGTTTATTTGATGTAAATTTCTTTGATGATTTACCTGATTTTTTAACTCCGAAGGATAACTTCGTTGAACCTGTTGCTTTAGCTGCCATTATTTCATTTATTTAGCAATAAGTATATACGTTTTTTAAAATGACATATATTTATTAATAAAAATTATATTATGAAAAGACTTTTTGAAATTTCTTCTCAAGAAAAACAAAGAATATTGGAAATGCATGAAAGTGCTACCAAAAGAAATTATTTGAGTGAACAAAATCCTCAACCTGCGGCATCTAATATAAAAAGAACTTTTGTTTTAGATATTGAACCGAATGAATTTGGGTTGGATAAAAAAACCGCCAACACTTTCTTAACATTTGCCAGAGCTAGTTCACAATTTGTATTTAACAATGTGTATTATGCGTTAAGAAGAAGAGGAGAACTCCCTACGCAGCCTATGAATTGGAATGAAAGAAATTTATCTTGGTTAGCTTATGGGTTTAATATATCAATGGGTTATCCGTTTTTTTCTGAATATTCACCAACTAATCATGTATATGTTAGTAACTTTACTGAAACAGGTACTCAACCGAATATTACTAGTAAATGTAATATAAAATACCTTAATCCTAAAAAAACATTTAACTCTACAAATGCTGAAGTCGTAGTCCGAGGTGGTGCATTAGATTCGTTATATATTAACTCGTATAGTTTAGACGGAATGGTTGGTGGTCAATCAACTTCTCAAAAAATAGACACTGTTAAAATGACTGAATTACTTGATAAATTAATAACTCAAGAATCTTATAACGCAGCTTTTAAAAAATTATGGTCACCTAAATTAACTCCAAATAGTATAGTTTCAAATGACCAAATTAAAACTATTCAAAGTAGTTGGTTTTACGGATGGTTAAAAAGTAAATATGGTTCATCTCAACCAACAGGAGCACAACCAACAGGAGCAACACCAACAGGAGCGACACCAGCTAGATAATTACATACTAAATAAATAGATATAAAAAAAGGAGAGTTAAACTCTCCTTTTTTTATTTGTAGGTTACAATGTAATCGGTACCAAGTCTATTGATATCTTCATGAACATAATCCCATTTTCCATCGTGTGTTTGTAGTAAAACTATTGTGGAGAAAGTATCATTAGTTGATACCGTTTCAATAATTCTAACCATTGAATATTTTAAATCTTTAATCTGTACATCCGCAAACCCAACAGATTGTGTTCCCAATAGAATTAAGAAATTAATCATAAATTCATCTGAGTCAGTTAAAAACTGAGTTCCGCCCATTAAAAATGATAAACTTATTTTAGGTGTTGATAAATCAGGGACGTAAACAAATTCTCCATTGTTGAAAAAACTATTGAATTCATTAATACTAATTTCAGTGCAACCATGTAAAATTAATGATTTTTGAGTTCTTTCCGTCATTGGTAAGTATGGGATACCCAATGAGTCTAACACATAACTTGATGTTACATTTGGTGGAAAGTAGTATTCAATTTGTCCATTAACAACTAAACTTGTTAGAACAATTACTAAAGAAAGAAATAAGTTTTTCATAGGACTTGATTATTTAATTATTAATACAAATATATACAAAATATTCCTCTACACAAATATATTTATAAATAAAATGTTTTTTTATGAAAAAAATAGTTAAACTAACTGAATCAGATATTGTTAGATTAGTTAAGAAATTACTTAACGAGGATAAGAAAATCTTGAATGAGGATGAAAAAATTGCTAATTGGGTACCCGTTGGTTTAGTAAACCCTGAGACTCAGGGTTTAATAAGTATTGACGGTGTTGTATGGAAAGCAAAATTACGTAATCAAAACGGACTTAATGAATATTTGGTTATTAAAGGTTTATGGAGCTCCAACGGAGAAATCTGTATTGGTAATGATGATTGGGGTAAAAGTATCCCTTATCAATCATCATGGTGCCTTAATTATAATGACCAACAGGAATTTGCGGGTAAATGGTATGCGACCAAGGTAAATAATGATTCAAAGTTTACGGTAAAAGATGGTAAACTTGAGTTTATTAGAGAATATTAAATAAAATATTATAAATAAAATGAACTTTGTTCATAAACTTTAAACCCACGTTAATGGATAATGACAAAAATGAAACGAATTCTAAAGGAAAATGTTGCCACCTATTGCCTTATGCTCGCAATGTTTTTCAACCCACTAGGATTCGACATAATGTTCAAAGCAATTTTAGATTACACAAGTTCTTATTGGATTACCACAGGAATTTTTTACTGTATTTCAGCATTGTTCTTTGGGTTGTATTTCTTATTACGAAGTAAAAAATGAATATCAAAAAACTTATCAAAAAAGTTCTTACAGAATCGGTGGAAAAACCACTTATTTCAGAACACCTTAATTATCACATGACAAATGAAGTTCCATTGAATGATAATATCTTCAGATTTGGTTCTGAAGAATTCTTTAATGTTATTCAAGAAGCTCGTGAGTTATATTACGAAGGAATGGTTGAATTAAACGAAGATGATGTTGAACTTATTGAATCTGATTTTGGGACACAGGTTAGATTATCAAGTGGTAGAGTTATTTACTTGGATACCCCAATGGAAGAAGAATTTATTTCTGAGGCGGAACATAATGGTAAGAAAGTTGAACTTGGTAAACCAAGAAGAAATAGTGGTGGTGGAAAGAAATATGTTGTTTATGTTAAAAACCCATCAACAGGTAAAGTTAAGAAAATTTCATTTGGTGATGTTAAAGGTGGATTAACTGCTAAGGTATCTAATCCTAAAGCTCGTAAATCATTTGCCGCAAGACATCAGTGTTCTAAAAAGAAAGATAGATTAACTGCGGGGTACTGGGCATGTAGACTCAATCGCTTTGGTTACCTATGGGGCGGTAAAACTTATCCAGGATTTTGGTAATATGAAACCGTATAAAGATAGAAAACTAACAGAAACTTCAAAGATTAGAGTTTTTAAATCCAATGTTGATAGTGGTGAACTACAATGGCATCGTGATAGAGAAGATAGATTGATTGAAGTGGTACAAGGTGATGGATGGAAATTTCAAATGGATAATCAACTACCTATAGAGTTAACTGAAGGACAAGTATTATTAATCCCTGAAGGAACTTATCACAGAATATTCAGAGGAAAAACTGATTTGGAACTAAAGATTGATTTTATTTAGTAATCCTATCAACGATTAAATCCATAAGTCGTTTTAAGAAATTACCTGAAATTGTTATTAATCCAAATGCCGATAATGATTTAACCAACATTTCAGTATCTTTCATATCCCATATACCTTCAGAGACAGCGTCATATATCATTGGTATAATTGGAACCAAGAATGCATAACTTAACATATTTGTCACACTGAACGCAGATAAATTCAAACTCTTTAAAAAACCTGCCAAAACAGTTTTAAGTTGATTTGCTTTGATTGCTCCCAATTTAAATGGTTCTTCAAGTCCGTCCTCTTTAATTTTTTTAATAATTGATTTGGTAAAATTTCTTTCTTGAAAGAATATTACTGACGCAATACCGGCAGCAATCAATGATGAATCTTTTTCTGTTAACTCTGGTACTTGTCCATTTAACCATTGCATAATTGGGCCCATGAACCCTCCGATTGATGCTCCCCATGTGAGCATCATCTTTAAGTTTATTGAAACGTAAGTTTTTGTGTCTTCAACAATCTTTTTTGTTAGTTCCACACCATCTTCTTGAACTTCTTTTATCCTATCATTTATTGATTCAAGGATAATTTGCTTTTGAGATTCTTTAATTATATATTTCATTATATTTATAAATATATGAGTAAGAAATTAAATCCTGAACTTAAACCTGATGATAGAATTGTTGTCATTGAACTATTAGGTGAACCTCAATTATCTTTTGGTGATAGAGGAACTGTTAAAGGAATTCAAAAAGGACCTGGATTTGTTCAATATGTTGTTAAATGGGACAATGGGTCAAGTCTTTATTTATTGGATGAAGATAAATGGATGTATGAATCTGAGTTTGATGAAATGAGAGAAAGAAAAATGAAAAAAAATATTCAGGAAAATAAATCAACTGATTTAACACTACATGCGATGTTAGTAAAACATTTCAACATGTTGTATTTGAAAAAATATCTAAATAAATTAAGAGAGTCTAGTGTTGTTAATATTTTTGCATCCGCACCATATCTTTACATGGGTAAAGAAAGATTAGCTCACGAACACAAGTATAATGATACTAACGAAGCGTTTGATGAATTAGTTGATATGGCCGATAAGGCTCAAGGTGAAATGGTAAACGGAGTAATCAGTATAATTGAAGACGAAAATAAAGAAGTAACCGTAGAAAGAATTAATTCTTATTTAAAAAGATACGCTCCAAAAATTATTTCATTTTACGCAAATTACTTTTAAAGTAAAAACAAAGGATTTCTTTCACCGAAGTGTCCACCAACAATATTGTAGTAATAATATTCTAAAGCATCTTCATAAGACATATCTTTTTGTAATGACTCAAGTATTTTATCACGTGAATAAAGTATTCTCACACCATTACCAAACTCTTCAACAACTCCTGTAATACAATCATCAAATCCGTCTAATAGAATTGCACCTTCAGCTAATTCTTCAACTTCTTCTTTTGTCATTTGTTTTTGTATTCTTCTAATGTGATTCCTTCGGTGTCTTTATCACTAATCTTAACTTTAAAGTTAAATCCTCTCATGTATTTGGTGATAATGTCTTTTACTTCTTCTACGGTATCCCATTGAATACATCCTTCGTGTTCTTTTGAATATTCATTATCCACCAGGTAGTTAACAATTGTTCCACTTTGAAGTGTTAAAAATCCGTGAGCGTATCCTTTTGGGACATATACCGATTCACCTGATGTTAAGACGAATGTTTCTAATTTACCGAAGTCTTCACTGTCTTTATCTAAGTTGATAACAAAATCAATTACTTTTCCTTGAATAATGGAAACTAATTTGGATTGAGCCATTGGGTCATCTTGATAATGTAATCCACGAAATACAAATATATCGTCGTTTATGCTAATGTTTGATTGAACCCACTTGTCAGAAAGTTTAATTGGTGTAAAAGACCCACGATGGTCTTTAAAAACTGGTTGTAATAGTTGATAAGGTTTTTCCATGTGTAAAGTATAATAAATTAATATTATTCAATCAACCATATATTTATCTAGAAAACAATTATTATGAAACCATATTTTTTAGGTATTTCAGAGGAAGAAAAAAATTCAATTAAAGATAAACACAGAAAACCATATGATGGTTATGTCACTCGTGGATTTGACACACCAAAAGAACAAATACTTAATGTTGAGGATTTGGCTCAAGATAAAGGTGGTATTACCGTTAATAATAAAGGTGATGTTACCGAATATAAAAACACCAACATTAATCAAAAAATGAGAAAAGTTTGTGAACAATGTAGTGGATTATATGAAGGTGAAATGTGTGAACAGTGTTCATCTATGAGCGAAGGAGAGCAATGCGAACAGTGTGGTGGAGAAATGAAAGAGGGGGAACAATGTGAACAGTGTTCAAGTAAAAAATATACTATGGAAGAAATTGAAGAAGGTATTAAAATTAAATCAAAAGCTTCGTTAGTACAAGAACAAATCAATGAATCACTTAAGTGGTTTAAGAAAATTCTTTAAGGAAATGAAAATCAAAGAAATTGTTGATTACTATTATAATCCAAAATCTGAAATTATACAAGTTAGTTTTAGATTAAAAGAAGATGGTGAGGACGAGATAAGAGAACATGAATTTGAACTGGACTTTGTTGAGAAGTCCGGTTTTTTCATTTTGGAAAACTATAATTACGAATCAAGTGATTTTCCTATTATATACGAAGAAGATACTGACGAATTAATTATTGATGAAGAAGCGTTAGACGAAAGGGAATACGAAGTTGATAAAATTGAGTTAAAGGATTTTATGGATGAGTATTATAAATTAAATCCAAATAAAATTCCACCTTCCTTTTTATTCTAATATGTCATAGTCATAGTAAATGTTAATTCCATTTTATTATTGTTGGAATCTCTAAATCTACCTGTTTTAGAACGAATAATTAAATCTTCAAAACCATCTTGTACAATATCAAATGAGTATTGTATTCCATTAATCATTACCCAAAAAAATCCATTTCCTTGGTATTCAAAGTTAGTACAGGTATATGGGGATTTATCTTCAAAATAGTAATCACCCCACTGGTTCTCAACAATATTAAATCCCATATGTGTATTATTAAAACCTAATTTGGTAAAACCAACGGCAATTGTATCCATTGGAAAATTAGTATCGTTTAGAAATAGTGTATCACCAGGATATAATACATCTGTGTAAGAATCGGTTGAAACTGTAATAACATCAATTACATAGTTACCTGATAATGATGGGTAAGTAGGTTGTTCATATCTCTCACAAGATAAGAATGTCACTGATAATAGTAGTAAATAAAGTAATTGTTTCATATATACAAATATAACTACACTTTTTTATCTAACCAAAGATATTTATAAAAAAATGACACAGGACGTTGACTATATAATTGATTTGCTTAAAAATCTGACTACCGATGGTAAAAAAGGTAAGAAAGATGAATTAGGTGAACAGGATGCTGCTAGCGGAGGTGGAGGAGGTGGTGGAAACACAAATAAAAGGGGGTCCAATTGGAATGAGCTTTATGTGACAACAAGAGGTAAAGCAAATCCTTTGGGTAAATCCGGCGAAAAATGGGATACAGGTATAAAACGTGGTTCCGCAAATCAAATTTGGTGAAAATGGATAAAGAACAAAAAGAATTATTAAATAAAATACTTCTTAATATGAAGTATAACAGTAGACAAACTTTGTCTGAAAATTATCACAATATCTACGAACAACAAATCGGATATGATTCTTACTTAGATAGAGAAGCTAACAAAGAAGATACAACAGACCGTAGTGGAGAATACCCAAATTATTGCTCATCACCTGATAAGGCAATTATGCCGCCTGATAATCCAGAAGGTGCTTCAGGTAAAGACGCATTGATTGATGGATTTTGTTATTATCGAGTTACACAAAATGGTGCATATTTTTTACCTCAAGACGCAAAACTTTATTTTTGGGACGAATCAGCAATTTATGAAGAGGTTGATGATTGGATTAATCGATATCCAAAACAAGACCCTGAGGTCACATATGAATGGATGTCAAGAATCGCATCTCAAGGAGCTGTGAGTGGATTTGACTGGGGTGGAAAGTACTACCATACAATGATAATATGGACAAGAGATGGGGTAAATCCTGATTATGATGCAAAATACGGAGCGACAAATTGGAAGTGGAATGGGTTTGCTTCTGGAAAAGAACGTCCGTATACATTCTACGAATCTCCAAAATGGGAGGATAGAAGAGGCGATTGGGATAGATTTACTGATGAGTGGGGAACTATGATTACTTTGGCGATTAGTACGGCAACAATCATTGCAAGTATGTTTTTACCAATAGGTCCATTATTAATTACTGCGGAATTATTAGTTGAAGTTGGTTTAGGTATTTGGATAGGTCAAAGAGAATATGAGAAAGGTAATAACGTAAGTGCAGTTTTTTCAGTTTTATTTGGATTACTACCTGCGTTAAAATATAGTAAGTATTTCAGAGGTGTTAATCCAAAATCATTCTCAACATTATCAAGAAAAATTGCAAATGAAGGTTTAACTTCACAATCAACACCTCAAAAATGGGCAAGATTTTACACTACATTAGATGAGGGTGAACAACTTGTATTTTCTCAAGCTCTGAAAATGGATGACGTTACAAAAGGTCTAATGATGAAAGAACTGAAAGAATTTTTAAGTAATCAAGAGTTTAAAAATATGTCTAAACATATGAGTTTATTAGCTAAAGCCGACCCATCGGTTCTTAAAGATATTCCATTTCTAAAAAGATTATGGGTAAGAGAATTGGGTACAGGTTTAGCAACTGTAGGGGCTAGTTTTTTAACTGATGGTCTGTTAGGTGATTATTTGAATGATAAACAAAAACAAGATTTTAAATGGGTTTACGCTCATATACCTGAATCATTACAAAAAGAAATGGTAATGAATATGTTATTTAATATCGAAAAATCTCCTGAGATTATGGATAACATTGCAAATGACCCAAAAATAATTGAGCTTAGGTCAAAAATTAGTCAAAGTGTTAATATTGATGTTAAACAATTAGCAAAAAAGGCTGATGAGTATTTTGCCCGAGAGTTAAAAGATAGTGTTAATAATGCTGGTGGGCAATATATAGAAATAGAAGGAGACGATACAAAAACTATTGACCCAAAACAGGAAAATTTAAATAAACTCCAAATTAAAAAAATGGAAAAAGAAGGTTGGGTTAAAGAAACGGATTTAAATATTATGGATTGGCCTGACAATTTAGATTCGACAAACGTAAAAAATATAAACGGAATAACATATATAAAAAAATGAAAACATTAAATGAAAGAAAATTAATTCGAGAAGAAATTAATAGAATTAATGAAATACTTGGAAATAAAAAAATTATATTAGAACAAGCACAATTTTTTAGAAAAGTTGGTGATGATGTAGTAGACTTATTTAATGATTTTGTCGGTAAAGCTTCGAAATTAAAAAACGAAGAGATTTGGTCTATTGGAGGTCAAAGAATTGGAAAAGAAATGTTCGAAACATTTGAACTTTTAGTTAGTGACCCCCAAATTTGGTCTATTTTAGAAGATGCTGATAAAAGAATGATTGCCAATATCATGAGAAGTGATACTACATATGTAAATAAATTATGGGATGAGTTTCTTAATGAATTTGATGATATTTTAGATAGTTCAGACGATTTTCTACTTAAAATTGCAAGGTTAAAAGAACAAACAGGTAAAACAACTCAACAAATTTTAGAAGAAATGTGGGGTGAATATCCTGACATTAATGTATATCTTTCATCACTATTATACAGAAAAGTTGATGATTCAATTAAAGTTTTACCTGAAATGGTTCAAAGAGCTAAAAAACCAAATTATTGGGTAGAACTTTATAATGATTATGAACCAGGATTTATGAAATTTCTAAGACAAAGTTTTATTGATGGAAATTTTAAAAAATCAGAAACACTTGTTAAAGAATTAGAAAAAGAATTAGATACAATTTCTTATAAATTAGTAGGTGAAAAAGGTGTTAGAAGTAAAATATCTGAAAATCTTGAAACATTGGTTAACAAATTGGCGGCAATGAAATTTTCATCAAGACAAGAAGTTGAACGAGTGTTTAAAAAATATTTAATAGATAATAAAATTGTTAAATCAACTGGTGAGGGGGATGAATTTGTTAATAGTCCTGAAATAAAACAATTATTGGCTGATAAATCGTTAAGTATACAAAAATCTTTATGGTTTCCAGTTGCTTCAAAATGGAGTGCATGGATTGAAGTTCTTAATTTAGTTAATCCTTACGCTTATTACAAGTTAGCCTTTCAAAATACTGATTTACTGGCTTCTGGTGCTAAACGATTTGCAAATGTTGTTCTTTGGAAGGACCCACAAGGTTGGAAAGAAGTACAAAGAAGTTATTTAAGAAGTGGTGTTGCTGGAAAGGCAATAGATAAACTATTAGGTTTAGCTCTTGTTAATTTTGGTATTATACCAATTTTAGCGGGTGTTTTTGATACGTTAATGGAAAACGAAGATATTAAAAAAATCGCTAAAGATTTTAAGGCATTAAAAGAATTATGTGCGACAGATGGTTTACCTCCGGAAATGTGTAATCAACTTAATAATCTGCAAGGAGAATTTATGACTGAAAAAGATTTTAAAGACCGTGTATTGGAAAATATGCCAATAGGTTTTGATAAGGGTTGGTGGAATCTTCTTGCAGGTACTTATGTTGATGATATTATAAAAAAGGGATATGATTTGACAGTAAGACTTATAACAGGTGGAGAAACAGCTGAAGAAGACTTTAGGAATTCGTTCCAAGGTTTAATAAATAGTAATAGAGAAGCGTTAGAGGCTGCCGGATGGGATTTTAATAAAACTCAAGACCAAAACATGGAGAGAATACTTTCAATTGCTAATGAACGTAGAGAAAATCAAAAAAAGATAATTAAATCGCCTGAAGGTTTTAAAGCTTGGGCCTTAGTAAATAGATATACTGTGGTAACTCCTTATGATAAGGAAACAGGCATAGGTAGTGCTTATAAAAATAGTGATGAAACTGAAACTCCTATAGATTTTCAATTTAAGGATGGTACATTTAAAGAATAATAAAGGTATTTATAAGATATGAGTTTAAATAACAAAATATTATTAGAAGAAAGTTCTTGTAAGGATGGTGGGTTCGTAAGAATTGCCGACGACTTCGTTGAAGATAAAAAAAAATTAGGTTGCCAAGTTAAACAATGTGAAAATGGATGGTATTATAAACCTGATAGTTGTAAACCAAAACCAAAACCTGTAAATCCAAAACCTGTAAATCCAAAAACAAAAGAGGATGATAAAACAAATGATATTACAGGATGTAAATGGAAGCCAAGTGATGGGATGTATTTTAAATGTAATAGTGGATGTGAAGAAATGGAATCAGGTGATGTTTTTAGAGATTATGTTAATAAACATTTTCCTGAAATTGCTAAAAAATATAAATTATCTTTAAAAGGTTCAAAAACTTTGGATTATTGTAATAGTACGATGAGTGCTGTTACATATCATGTTTATAATTCAGATGATTTTCCAGGTTTAAAAGGTAACACAATTGGTAAAATATATATTGATGGTATGCAACCCCCAAATTTTATAATGGATTGTGACCCTTGGCTAACTAATAATTATTTTATTAATGATTATAAGACGGATGAAGAAAGAGACCAAGCGGCATTTGAGATGATTGTTAGTTTTAATGATGAGTTTGATGTGTTTTTTGATAGAGTATATGTAAAACAATGTGACACTACAATTGATAATGATTTAGGATGGGCCGAAAAAAACAATAAAAAAGATTTACATAAAAATCCTGTTATTAAAATAGTTGCCGACTTAGAGCCATATGATGTAAAATGGTATGACTACTGGAGAAAAAGTTTAGTTAAAAAAGAGTCTGTGACGACACATTTAATTGAAAGAAAATTAAAAATTAAGAAAAAATTAAAAGAGATGAAAACGAATAAAACAATTTCTGAAAATATTAAAGAAAAATTAAAAATATCTAAATTGAACAAAAAAATAAGTTTAAAAGAAAATTCAAAATATTTCTTCAACGAGTCATATAGAAAGTTTTTTGATACCTACTTCAATAGTGGTGTTTTAAAGACATTAAATGAGTCAGAATTAGGTGATTTTGATATTGCATTTAATTCAGTATTTGGAGGGCATGAAGAAACTTTTATTGAAAAAGGTACACAATTTATTTTAAATAAATTACAAATTGACCCAAATTCAGAAATTGGTAAAAAAATTAGTGAGACATTTAAAAGTTTACCAAAAGAAGATGCTAAAAAAATGATTGACCCTCAATATGTTTCTGAAACTATTGTTTCGATTTTACCTGAAAGTTTTATTGAAATCAGTGACCCATCAGGTGATGGTTTGGAAACTATTGTTAGAAACACAATGGCTAAACTTGCGGCATCAAGAACAACTTTAGATGATTTAACACATCAGATATCTCAAAAGGTTAAACAATCATTGGAAGATTTAAAAAACACAACAATTGAAACTTCGACAGATATGAAAAAAAGTTACATTGAAAAATTAAAAAGTTCAATTACACAAGGTCTTTAAAAAGACTTTTGATACTCAGTCCAAATTTTTTGTAAAGATTGACCCACAGAATCCGAAAATATAGAAGGTTCTGTGGGTTTTTTCATTAACTTCATATTGGTCTCACTTAACAACTTGTCCCCTTTCTTCGAATTACACGTTATACAACACGTAACTAGGTTATCCCATGTGTTACCCCCACCTTTTGATTTAGGGACGATATGGTCGATTGTAAGGTCTTTTTTGTTTCCACAATAAACACAAGCGTTGTGGTCACGTCTCATGATTCTGTGACGATTAACACGAATACGTCTACGAGTGATTGAAACATAGTTTAAAAGTCTAATAATGACGGGTCTAACAAGTTTTATAATACCACATACGACAGGCTCGTCAGATGATTTAACAACCTCTGCCTTTCCTTTATAGACTAAATTAAAACCACGATTAAACGATGTTACATTTAAGGGACTATAATCTGAATTAAGAACTAATACTCCATTCATAATCACAAAGATATTAATAAAAATTTATTAGAACAAATTGAATTTACCAGTAAGTATTATTATACTTAAATTGTTATGTCAGAAAACAAAATACAAATATCAGAAAAATATAGAAATGATGTTAAGGGATTGACTCATGATAAACTTATATTAGTTCCTTTGGAGGTATTAGAGAGTATATGTGATTTTTATACATGGAAAGAATTTATGTCAAATCCAAACTTTATAGAAGAACAATCAACTCCAATCATTAAAAAGTATGATAAAGTGAAATTTTCGTTTGATGACGAATGGGATAATTATAGTGGAACACATTTTGGATATTAATTATGTTTGTAATCGTTAAATTTATAAAAAACAAAAAAGGAGTTGAGATGCCAGTCATCCTTCTAAGCATCCACGATGAAATCTTGGAGTTTAATACCTATGAAGAAGCTGAAATAACAAAAGAATTATTTGAGAAAAATTCTGATTCAGGTCATAAGTATATTGTCAAAGAACTTTAATATTGTCACAAATTTAATCTATATTTGGGACATATGGTTCCGTGGTGAAAGGGATATCACAGTAGATTTCTAATCTTCTATTCTTGGTTCGAGTCCAAGCGGAACTACTATTGTTTTAAAAAGGGTAATTTTTTACCCTTTTTTATTTTTACTAATATTTATCAATTAGTGATATAAAAATTTAAAGAAAAAAACGGTGAAGGAAATTATACCAACAATTATTACATCAGTAACATCTATCATTATAGCATTAATTACCGCAGGGGTTTTTAACATGATGAAAGAAAAAAGAGCGAAACAAAACTCAAGAAACAAACTTTCACAACAAATAGAAACAGACGAAATTGTTCATTCTACGTTAAGAGAAATAAGAAGAAAATATAACGCAGATAGAATATATGTCATTCAATTTCATAATGGTGGTAATTTCTATACATCATCAGCAATGCAAAAAGCCTCAGTTACATATGAAAGATGTTCTGACGGACTTGAAAGAGTAACTGAAAAAATACAAAATGTATTTGTAAGTCACTATAATTGGTTGATTAAACAAACTATGGAGCACGGATTGTTTATTCACGATTGTGAGCATATTCCGGATATATCAACAAGAGCATTAATTAAAAAGTTTGGAACACAGTCTATGGTAGCATTACCAATTACGGATAGAGATAATCATTTAATTGCTCTTCTTTGTATGGATTGGGTATTCAGTGAGCATGTTGAAATATATTGTGAAAATGAGGAGTTTACAAAGAATTTCAAAGAAGAATTTAAAACTGATACTGAATCAGTTAAAAACTTTTTGATTTAGTAATCTAAATCAAAGTTTGGTCTATCGGCAGTTCCACCAACCCATCCTCCATTATCTACATCATAAAAATATTCGGTATTATATTGTAAACCCTCATCTGTCTCAACTTCTATTGCTGGTGGTAGTGCATATACTAATATAGTTTCATTTGTATCTTGATAATCTGTGATTATTTTAGAGTTAATTTCGTTATATCTTTCAAGTTTACTAACTTCTGATTTTAATTCTTGATTAATACTAAAATAAATGGTTAACTTTAATTCGTAGGCTTCATATTTTATTTGTTCACCTGAACCATCACATTCATCACAGGTTTCATCACCTGAACCCTCACATTCTTCACACGATTCTTCACCATCACCATCACAGTTACCACAGTTTAAATTTCCACTTCCATCACAATTTGCACACGTGTCACCTTCTTCATCTTCACCACTACCATTACAGTCATCACATTCTACTTCTCCATTACCATTACACGTGTTACAATCTGTGTTACCTCTACCATTACAGTATTCACAATCTTGTGAACCATTACCACTACATTCACTACATGTTTCCTGAACCTCATCATCAAATACATCGGCAATTGCGTAGGTAAACCCATCATTACTTAATTTCCATAATATTGATTCAAATTCTTTTTCACCATTATTAATGGCACCGATTAAAAATACCAATTTAACAAAATCCCATCCTTCTAACACGGACATCATTTGTTGATACGGGCCTTTACTGCTATTTAATTTTCTTGATATTTGGGCAACATTTGTATCTTTAATCGATAAAGATAACTTTTGTGCAATTTTAATTAATTTATTGTTTTCCATAATATTTATAAATATACAAAAAAATATATGAATAATATTAATGACCATAAAGAAGTTATTTCTGAAATTAAAAAATTAAGAAATGTTTTACTTGAATCAGAAGTTGATAAATCAACTCACGTTAACGCAAATGGTGTTAGAACACATTTAAATAGTTTAGGATATGCGCATAAATCGACAATTGATGAACTTGGTGATATCACTCCAGAATTAGCAAATGTGATAAAAAAAGTATCTTCAGCCTTTAAAAAAGAAATGCCTGAGTTAAATATAAGATTTGGTGCTGGAAATGATAGTTTTCATAAAAAGTCAAAAACCAGCCGACATCCTAAAGGTAATGCTAATGACATAGTTTTTTGGAAAAATAGAGAAAAGGATATTAAAAATTCTGACGATGAAACATTAGATAAAATATCAACTCTTTTGTGTGCAGCTAGACAATCTATTGACGGATTTACTTTTATTGATGAATATAGACACCCAACTCCAAATTCAACAGGGGACCATTACCATCTATCTTGGTCTGCGAATGGAAATGATGAAGTTCAGAGTACTCCTAATTTTTGTAGTTCAATACCTCAATCAAATTTAGCAAATTTTGAATTCCCTGAACCGATACCAGCTTGGGTTGATATGTCACAATCTGAGATAGATACACAAATTAATAAATTACTTGTTACATTTGGGGTTGAAGAAATTGCGGATATTAGTGGAGAATCTGATTGTGAAAAATATGTTAAAAGATTTATTGATAATTTTGGTGAAAAAAACATATTAAAGGCTGATAAATATTGTGACTATGAAATATTTGGTTATGAGGTTAAGGGTTTATCGGATGCAGCAAATGAAGTTCGTTTAGAAGTTAAAAAAGAAGAAGAACTAAAGAAGAAAAAAGAAGAAGAACTAAAGAAAAAAGAAGAGGAGTCTAAGAAAAAAGAAGAGGAAGATAAGAAAAAAGAAGAAGAAAAGGAATCAAGTTTAACTGAAGAACTAAAAAACTTTAAAAGATTTATAAAATAAAAAAAGGGACTGAAAAGTCCCTTTTTAATTGGTGGAGGTGCTGGGTTTCGAACCCAGGTCCAAAAATGTTTACGATAAAACACTACACGTTTAGGTCATTGTTTTTCTAAACAATCCGAAACTTCACAATTCCCTTATTTTATAGTGGTTCGGTTTACTGAGAACTAATCCTCCACTTTGTTCCTTTTCGGATAGAAACCACACCACGGTACAAGCTTCTGTTGCAAGGTTATATGCTCACCGACCCCGTTGTATACTAATCTTAGATTAGGCTACAGTTACTTCTTCAGTACGGATTA